TTGTACCTCATTTGTACCTATACCTTCTACCTTAATTAGTGCTGAAGACCAGTGCTGCCATTCCGGAACTGAAGCGCAATATGTTGAACGTCCTTGCATATACCCTGACGCGTCCGTCCGATCCACCACCGCTGAATGACGAGTCGAGTGTGAGGATGAGGTGGGCTGTGTCGGCCCGAGAAAAGTTCAGTGTCCCACTTGGCGTCGCCCCCTCGGGACTCAGTGCAAAGCTGTATGAGTATACCTTCTTCGTCTTTGGGATGCGTGTGTGATGGAGATAGGGCTGTACCAAACGGAAATACGATCCAGATCGCTCGCTGAACCTTGCCGATCCGTTGATATGAATGACCGCCTTATCCACCGGATCGATGGTGCTGCCGGAGGGTGCATCATAGTTGAAGTAGTTGTTTCCCGAGACGGGGTATTGACTTGGCGTGAGGCCGCTGTTGTAGGACGCTGCACGATTGTACGTCCAGATGAGCTCGGAGCATGGGTGGGAGAAGTCAAGGGAAATCTTCCGCTGGAGACTGGGCTCTTCTCCAGAAACAATGATGGGCACGTCGCCGAGGAACTGGATTTCACGGTGGAGGTACTCGATTGGCTTGGTCGAAGAGGAGAACCGGCGCCGTTCCTCCGTCCCGAGGAAAATGAAGGTGACGTATGACTGGATTGTGGCGTCGGGGACCCGTCCTGAAGAGCTGACGAGCGACGAAACGGCCGAGGTTGACTTGATGAGTTCGAGGTAGTCCCTAAAATCGTAGTTAATTTGCACTTGATGGTGCGATAAACTGACGATCGGGATTGCCAGCCCTGGTTCCGTGCAAAATGAAAAGGTGAGTGGGATGTACAATTTGGTCGCTTCCTGAAGGCTGTTATCGTAAATGTCCCACGAGGTATATTTGCCGACCATGGCATTGAACCCTTCCTCCTTCTCGGCTGGCATGATGAGCTCGCTCTCTGCATCCATGAACTCGGACGTGAGTCTCGAGATTCTGGACCCACCAATCGTGAGGTCGACGGTGCGGAGGAGGGCGAGACCGACCCCATCGCACCAGCGCAAGCTGATGAGGTCCATGGTACTTGACCAGCTTCCCGGCGTCGCACTAACCACGCGGCGCACTTTGACCGTGTACGTTTTGGAGGTATCGAGACCTGTCAGTGGAATATCGGTGACGCCGGCGTCGCCGTTGATTGTTACTGGGGAGCTTCCGTCGTCCAAGTACACATCATACGACTCGTCTGCACCATCCGTCGCCGGGATGACCTTCACCTTGGCCGTGGTGCTGCTCGTGTACCTCGCCGAAATGATCCCGGGGATGGCGGCTCCGGCCGAGACCACACTGTCGACCGCGTAATCCAGAAGCGAAGGGAGATCCACCTCGAGAAATATGGAACTGACGAGGTCGCCTGAGCGAGTGAGCGTCAGGACCGATCGGCGCCCGAACTGGGGCACGGACTGATGCGTTTGCGGAATCGATTCCATGGAGAACACGGAATGTTTGCGGTACAGCAGGCGGAAAAAGGTGACGGTTGGATCCCCGGTGAGGAGAACATCTTCTTTGCCGTACAAGGCGAGTTGTGTAACAGCTCCACCCATGATATTTGCCTCCCGCAAGATAAAATCACCGCCGAGAAAACGTGTCAACAAAATCCTCGCAGCCCTCAGACCATGACCTTCAACATGTATTACCGGGCGAGGGAGGTCTTTCCGAGAATCTGGATCGGGAGCATGGCGGACGCCGCCTCGACCGAGTTCATGCGTGCACACAACATTGGCCTGATCATCAACTGCACGAAGGATGTCCCGTCCTCGTTTGCAGCCACCATTCCAACGTACCGGATCCCCTTGGACGATATCGAGTCGAGTTCGTCGACGCTTTACCAGTACGCCCCTACAATTTCAAGGGAAATGTGGAAGCACCTTGACAGGACGGATACGTCGATCCTTGTCCATTGCGCCGCCGGTATCAGCCGGAGTGCAAGCATGGTTGCCTCGTACCTTATCATCGAATATGGGTACAACGTGAGGAATGCAATTCAATTCATTCGCCAGAGGAAGCCGGAAACGTTCCAGCCGCGCCTGGTCTTTTCGAGCGCACTTGCCTTGCTACATCAGAATAGAATGCAGAACCTGTAAAACTTTAAAGATCACGAGAACATTGTAAAGTATTGCGAAAAGAGCGCCACATCGTCGACATTCATGGAGAGATCTGCGTGCAAGTGGATGGTGAACCCACCACCGTAGCTCGACTCGGGGACGTAGATTTCTCGCATGTTTGAATGTTCCTCGCGATCGTCCGGCGGGCACGTCGCCTCTCGGACCATCTTCTTGACATTCTTTGGGGGGTCCTCGGGGTGCAAGTAGACGTGTTCCAGATTCTGGAACCTCGATAGCCACGTGATCGGTGGGATTTGCGAGAGGTGGAGCGTCTGAACACTGGCCGAACACCACCAGCGCGCCTGGAGATTGATGTACGAATCAAAAAGCAAACATCCACGCAGATCGAGCGTCTCAAGGCTTTCCATTGTTTCTATACCGTCGAGATCTTGGTTCGTGATGGTCGAGTTTCCGCTGAGATCGAGGGTCTCGACATGTCTCAGGTAGTGGAGATCGGGATCCGCGACATCCTCGAGGGCCAAATCTCGCAACGTGACGGATTTCAGCGCGGGGCACTCGCTGAGCACCTCTGGGATGTGCCCGAACCGGCTTCCTTCGATGTGGAAGGACTCTAGGTTTCGGAGATTTTGGAGGGCGTGTACCCACAGATTCGAACCGATACTGTTCGCGCAGACGGAGAGGTGTCGGAGCGACTGCGGTAGGTGACAGTTGGCACTGCACCCGAGCGAGTAGCACGCGATATCCAACGTCTCCAGGTCGGGGTACATCGTAGCGAACTCGCCAGGCAATACGATGTGGTCAGTGGTGACCACCCGGATCGTTCGCAGCTTGGAATGTTTTCCTGACAGCGCCCCCGGAAAATGCGGGACCCCCTTTGCCGTGACCGTGAGGTGTTCGAGGTTCGGTAACAACTCGAGGAAGGATAATGAGATGGTGCTCCTATACCGAATATCGAGGCGTTTGAGGGACGCGCCGATATATGGGAGAACTTTGTGGAAGCCGCACCATTCATCCTCGGAGATGATGGTCAGGTCCTCGACCGCCCCGGGAACCCGGCATAAGAAGAACTCGGCGTTCTCGTTGCCGAGTACGTGGAGACGTTTCGGGGCATCCACCTGGCGGTAGAATGTGTCGCAGAGCGAACGAAACACCATCACGTCCCGGGGGCACGCGAATTGGTTCGCGATAAGGTTCGCGGGACCCGACATGTTTCGCGGATCTCGGGAAATTGCTTTGAATAAAATACCGACTAGATTCACGGAGACAAGGATGAGTGGCGTTTATCTTGGCATAAGTCCACCAGACCGTGACCATGAAAACGCACCGGACTACGCCCAACTCCACGACTGCACGCTGGTCTCGAAGGAGGGGATCGGGGTGAAGGCCAATACATTCGTCATGGTCCAGGCCTGCAGCCTACTCTCCTCATTTTTCGAGGATATGGGTGATGACGCGACTGATCGAGTGTTCCACGTCCCGAACGTGGACTGTGAGACATTAGTTTTATTGGTCGGGTTACTCCACGGGACGAAGCATGTGAAGAGCATGGTCAGCGTCGACGAGATTCGACGGGTCCTCCTGGCCATGGACTACCTGGGCTGCAGGACCAAGTTCTCGAAGATCGTCTCGAGGATGTGGTGCCTCATACGCCTCCTTCCCAATACCGGGAAAACGTTTGATCTATTGTGCGAGAACGCGACGTTGATCATGCCGGAATACAGTGTCTGCCTTCTGAACAAGGCCAAAGCAATTTATCCCGAGTGGCACAGGTTCGAGAAGATCTTCGATACGTTGGACATGAACCCGAAACTTGCGGTGCACTGTATGAACACGCTCGCCGTGTCGTTCCCACCCCTCCTCATCGTTCGGGGGATCATCAACTCGTCACCGCCGAGGCATTTGCACGAGATCCTCAGGTCGATCCTCACAATACCGAGGATCGGGTTACAGTTTCATCCGGAGGAGTTCATGCTGCTCCTCAAATCGTCCGTTGAGTCCGTACACGATACGCTCGATCCGTATACTGCACTTGCGAGAGCTTGTCTCGACTCGTATTTGGGCGTGAACGTACCCTTATGCGTATCGAAAGTGACTGGCTCGTTCATTTTCTTTCAGCACAAGGCAAGATGCTCGTTTCTGATCACACTGAAACGACCGCTGACAAAGAAGGCAAGAGTCCAGTTCCAGCACGGAACGGCCACGTTTGACGTGGATGGTGGACAGGGATCTGTTCATACAAGTATCCAGCTACATAGATTTCACGAGACAGCGGAGAGCGTCGACGAAGCCTATATTCGAGTGGTACCGATGTACGCGCGGGACCTGGGCTCGCCTGATCTCGATTTTGACAGCATGAAAGACACGTGGCATGTCGTTTCGGATATAGATCATGCAAATAGAGGAAGTATCACGCACCGCGTGGACCTTCCGAAAGCAACCTTCCCGCTCCTGAGACATCTCCGATACGATGTGTTCTGGCTCCACGACCCCAGAATTTGAGAGGATTTGCAATTTTTATATTGTAAATAAGACAGGAGAAGCATGACGGAGAATACGCGACCGGCAGGTGATAATAGGCTCACATACACATTGACGACCGACAAGAGGGAGATCGGGACGTTGGTCGGGCAGCTCTCGCACAAATCGGAGGATGCAGAGGCCCGCATTCAATCCGAGAACGTAAAATGTCTCGTCAGGGAAAAGGTTACCGTGGACGAGATGGATCGAGACATTGGAATGTACAACGGAATGACGGAGCACCGAGACCTCCGCGAACTCCTCCCACATCTCATCGCGTATGGTAAAATGGAGGATGGAACATTCGCCAAGGTATTTGAATTGCAGGGCCGCACGGGTCCCATCCCAACGGAACCGCTAGAACACTGGAAGACGTATGGTAAGCCCCACGTCTTACTTGCCATGACGATGTGGCGCCATGGCTTCTATTTCGAGCGGATCATTCCAAATATGGTCACGGATACGGTCCCTCTGAACGTGATTTCCTTCCAATCGATCAACCGCTTTTCGCAAAAAATCTCCAACTACTTGGTCAGGGTCATGCAGAGACCGATCGCCGATCTTCACGCGTCGGAGATCCCGAGCCTCGAGTCGCTGTATGCGATCCCCCGGGCCTGGAATACGATGAGGATGCGATGCATCGAGGTTTCCGGTCTGTTACCTGGGAACACGTCACCCTGTGACTCGACCCACTTGCCGAATCACACGCCGCCAGATGTCGAGCGATTGAAGAAATTCATTCGGTTTTATTACCCGGGCTCGCCGAGGACGACGTACGGTCCGCGATCGAAAAAGAAGACCACCACAAGGTATTTGAGGAAAATGTTCGATCAGGTGAGACAGTTGCGTCAAACGGGGCAACTTGGCGGCATGCGCATGAACATGGCGAGGGAAATCGAGCGCGAAACGGGACCTTCCCCGCAGGTCGGTCGGAGAATGGAATTGATGAAGGAACTGAACGACGCGATGAAGAAGGGGGGAGACGCGCAGAAACAAGTGGTGGAGAAGATGGTGAAGATGAGGAACGATGGGAACCTTCCTCCTGGTATGGAATCCTTTCTCGAGCGAATGATTAAGTTCCAGAAAATGGGAGATGCCACACCGAGCGATATAAACCAGGGCAAACTCGTCGAGGAGTTGATGAAAAAGAAGGAGGAAGGCGTCCTCACCCCGGAGATGGGTGCCCTCTTGCAACAGATCACATCGGCAACGAAAGCGGCGGCCACAACGCCTGCAACGATGCCGCCCCCGGCGGCGATTGGCGCAACCGGATCGAACGCCACTGGACCAGCTATCGAGGACGCGGATGCCGCGCAGCGCAGACTCATTGAGGCGCTCGAGAACGGGGACGAAGACGCAGTGAAGATGATCCTCGATGGCAAATTTGAAGCCTACCGGAGCTCGCTTTTGCCGAAACTCCAGGAGGCCCTGAAGAGCGGGGACAAGAATGCCATCCGCGATATCCTGAACGAGGAAGCCGAGTCCAGGCGCCGTGAACGCGTCGTCCCCCAATTGATCGAGACGCTCATGTCTGGTAAAGGGGACGCCCTTGGCGTCCTTGGTGAAGAGCGATATAAACAAGAGGTGGAGAAGATCCTTCCCGATATGCTGAATCAGATTGGGGAGGGGGACGTTGATGGGGCGCACCGAAGCCTCCACAAACACATGCACCGTTTGGAACGCTTGAAGACCCGGGGCAGTAAGAAACGCTCGGCCGCTGGAGGTGGTGGATTCTCCCCGGGTGTTTCCTTGCGGGGGATATCGTTGTCGTCTCCAGATGAGCAGTGGGTCCGTCGAAGTCACTAGATCTTGACAACTGACAAGGAGACTGTCGGCGGGAAAACACCGAAATTAAATTTTGTGCGATTTGCAAGCAATGGCGGACGATAGTAATCTCAGCATTCAGAAGTATGACCCGACCCATTGCCCGGAACATGCAGTCATCGTCATAATCGCCAAGCGTCGGAGTGGAAAATCGTTCCTCCTTCGCGATTGGTTGTATCTGCATCGTCACAGATTCTTCGCCGGGTTGGTCATGAGCGGCACGGAAGAAGGCAACCATTTCTACGAGCGAGAGGTGGGCATTCCCCGAGCGTTCATCTACAACGACTTTAACGAGGAGGCGTTGATTCGACTCGTCGACAGGCAGCGGAAATTGACGCGACAAGGGAAGGCACAGCCAGTGTTCGTCGTCCTGGATGACTGTGCGTTTGACAAGTCAATTTTCAATAAGAAGGTGATCCGCCAGCTTCTACTGAATGGAAGGCACTGGAAGATACAGTTGTACATCTGTATGCAGTACTTTCTGGACGCTGGCCCCGGTATTCGAGCGAATATTGACATGATTGTTCTCTTAAAAGACAATATGCATAGGGAACGGTTGTACAAGACGTTCTTCCAGATGGTTCCAAATTTCAGTCTCTTCAATAGCATCATGGACAGCTGCACCTCAGATTACAAAGCCCTCGTGCTGGACAATGCGAGTACATCGACCGATCTCACGCAGTGTCTCTTCTGGTACAAGGGCAAAGACCGTAAACCGTTTCATATTGGGCACAAATCCTTCTACGAGTTTAGTCAGAAACGGTCACGGGACGAGGACGAGGACGAGGACAATCCCAAACCGAGGAAGCGCGCCGGGTCAAGAGTCAAGCTATTGAAATGAAATATTGCTAATGAGAAACGAGCATGATCGGGACCGTCGTTCTGCTCGTGGCCACTGGCATTGTCGCACTGATCACAATAAGGGCATGGGCCGCGTCCCATGATTCCGGTCCAACGACCGTCATCGGTGACATATTCACGCTGCGCGACCTCTCGCAGCGAGCGTCCTGGGAGGATACCAAGGCATTGTACCAATAGTTCTGTAAGGATTCGTCAGGTTTCAACGGGTTACAGATCCAAGTTTCCGAATGTCTTCAAAAAATCAGGAGAATCCGAGAACGGGGAGGGTGGACCGGCAGATTTGCTCGCGCGAAGCGGAAAGTTCTCAAGCAGATCCTCCACTGTCACGGTATTGGTTGCCATCATGTCGGCGTACATGATGGCGTCCAATTCGGCGCTGAATTCACGCTCGATCATCTCCAGGAGAAAGTCCCCGCGCTGGTTCGCCATTCGGTGCGCCTCGTCCAATTTCTTGACGGACGCGAGATGAGCCCGGCGCAATGATCGCTCCCTGTGCTCGATGTAGTCATTGACGATGCGATATCGGTCGCGATCATATCGCATCCTATTGAGAATCATTCGCTGGACGACGGAATGGTACGCGCGCGAAAAGTTCGCCATGACGAGTTTGAATGTCTTATGATTTTGGTATCAACCGGGTCCGTGCGGGAAATTCATCAGAAATTTTCTCTTGGGCGAAACTACCATTAAGGTCTAAAACAAACAACTCTCTCACTCAATGTCCGGAGGTCTCCTTCAGTACGATATGTGACGCGTCATAGCATGTACCAGAATCTCGTTTGCCCATCTTTGACCTGATTCTGACATTCTTCTCTCTTCCACTTTTCTACAGGCTCGTCGCATACGGAAGTCAGGACGTCTACTTGTCCGGCAACCCATCTATTTCGTTCTTCAAGGCTATTTACCGGCGTTACGTACGTTCATTTCCCCGATAGGGTATACCCTCGCAAATTCACCTGCTGACATGAATTACAATGCACTTACTGTCCACTATCATCACTCCTTTTATTGCAGACGTCGTTCGCCCTGGAGTCTATTCAGACCACGTTCTCGGGGTCTGTGGACTTCGGCAAGAGGGTTTCGTGTACCCTTCCTCGCAATGGCGACTTGGTGACGACCCTCTTCCTCGAGGTCGTGATGACCAAGCACGCGTCCAACGCCTCGTACTACCCTGCTGAGCAGTTCGTGAAGGAATGCGACATCGAGATCGGCGGACAGAAGGTCGACAAGATCTACAACGATTCCATGCGCATCTTCTCCGAGCTCTACCACACCAAGTCCGAGAAGGAGGGATACAGGAGGCTCGTTGACTTTGCCGACCCTGCTGCCGGAGGTCACCCGGGATCCAAAGAGCGATTTTTCGTCCCCGTCCAGTTCTGGTTCTCGCGCGGTGCCTCTGGACTCGCCCTCCCGCTCGTTGCCCTTCAGTATCACGAGGTCAGGGTCAATTTCCTGTTCGCTAGCTCTACGGAGATGGCCCTCAACGGTGTGGACACGACCGTCACCCCCGAGGCCACGCTGTTCGCGACCTACGTGTATCTGGACTCTGCCGAGCGCAAGCGTTTCTCCCAGAACTCGCACGAATACCTGATCTCTGTGCTTCAGCACACTGGTCCAGAGTCGATTGCGCCGGGAACCACCAGCAAGACGTCGAACTACAGGCTGAACTTCAATCACCCGTGCAAGACCCTCTGGTGGGCCGTCAAGGACGCTTCCAAGTACGGAAAATTCTCCACCGGGGCCACTGGTACGACCGACGACCGCTACGCTCCGATCCAGAACGTCAAACTCCAACTGAACGGACATGATAGGTTTGAGGCCAGGTCTGGAAAGTACTTCAACAGCGTGCAGCCGTGGGAGCACATCAAGGGATCTATCCCTGCCGCTGGCATCTACATGTACAGGTATGTAGTTTCTACATCGTTGATGACTCGATAACTCTCTAACGAAATGGCGAATTGTGGACTAACATCAAACATTGCACGCCCTCTTTGCAGTTTCTGCCTTCGCCCGGATGAGATCGTGCAGCCCTCTGGCAGCTGCAATATGTCTCGTATCGATAATGCCTCTCTCTTGGTGACCACCAAGGCGGGAAGCGTTGCCTATAACGATGAGGCCAATATCCTGGATGAGACCATGACGCTTGCGAACGTCGAGGGTAACCTCACGTCCTTGCTCGTGTTCGCCGAGTCGATGAACATTCTCAGGATCTTGAGTGGAATGGGAGGACTTGCGTACAGCTCTTGAGTCAACTAAATCTCATAGCAGGTAGGTATGTATAGACCAAATAGTCCCAAAAACAAATAAAACAAAAAAGACCTTCGGGTCGCCAGAATTGAAACGATTCTGGCGAACTCCGAGCTCGGCAGACCTGGTTCAATTCGACGTCGCATGATATATACTTCGTCGGGATCAAGCAAGGCTCTTCGGGCGTTTCCCGCACGCAGACAAGACTGCAGCAAATACAATTGACCCGTTAAATTCAATTCATCCAAATGATGACACGCGAGTCAGCGAACCAAACTCCTCGAATCATTCGCGAGGATGGCCGGGTCGAGTACCTTGACATCCGCGCCCTTGCCAATACCGAGGGCGACATATCATTTTGGTACGAGTTGGAGGATGAGGAGGACATCTTCCGCCCGGGCAAATGGACGAGAATCAAAATATTCGTGAAACGGTTGATACCATGTCTGTAAAACTATTTGCAAACTTTGATTGTTCTGGACAACGCCGTCCTCAAAGAAGGTATTCTGCTAATATCGTTCAGTAAACGTTCGCCGAAAAAGAAAAGGTTCGCGGGAACATAACCTTAAAGATCGCCACGTGTCACACCCCGGCAGATCATTTCCTCAAATCATCCACCCGCCGCGAACCATTTCAAAGGTTCGCCACATCTAAAGGTTCGCCACATATAAAGGTTCGCCACACCGAAAGGTTCGCGGGAACATAACCTTAAAGATCGCCACGTGTCATACCCCGGCAGATCATTTCCTCAAATCATCCACCCGCCGCGAACCATTTCAAAGGTTCGCCACATCTAAAGGTTCGCCATACCGAAAGGTTCGCCAACACACATACAAACGACCAACATGAACCAAGTCATCACCATCGTGAGCGGTCGCCCCGGTATCCGCGACCGGTCGAAGCCGATGTGGGACGTTGTCCGCAACGCCCGAGAGCTCGACGTGAACAGTGCCGACCTCCCCCCCGAGATCGATTCCCGCATCCATGCCCTCGTGCAGCAGTCGCCTGGTCACAGGGTGACGGACAGTGGCATCGACCTCGCGGTCGTCGTGTTCCCAATGACAGGACTCCCCCGACTGGCGACCATCCCCCTGGCGCATCCAACCTCCGCCGGGAAGAAGCCCCTGCTCTACTCTGGAGATGCGATTCAGACGCAGACGATCGTCACCATGCTCCTCGGTGACGAGCACGATATGACACAGAACGTCTACGCGTCCATTGCGGCCTTCCGAGGATCGAGGACCCTCTGCCTCATCCCGGAGAACCACCCCATGGAGCGCCAGATTTTGGCCCATCTGGATATCGAGATGGTCCAGATGAGCGCTGCCGGGGTCAGGGAACGTGTCTTCTTCCAGACCAAGGTGTTCGGAGCTGGTGCGTCGTACAGCAAGTCCCAGTGCCACATCAGTCATCCGATGTTTCGCATGTGGTTCCATTCCTGCCAGGACATCTACGCTCAGTGCAACGTCTTCTACCCGGTGTCCACCACTGAAAGGCCAAGGGCAGTGCACGTCCCCGCTGTACAGGGAGGCGTTTCGAAGAGAGTCGCCCCACCGACAGGCATGGGGAAGGGTGCATCGTTCCTGCGCGGGAAAGGTCTCCATGGGCCGGGGATGGGGAAGCAGTTGATGTCCACCAAGATGATGGCCCAGTCACTCCCATCCGGCCTTGATACGTACAAGAAACTGATGAACACGCTCATCATGGGCAAGGTTCAAGGGCTGTTACGCGAGGACATTGACGATACGGAGTGGATCAAGGCCCAGCATCTCCTGACGCTCCTCCGCGACGCATCTGCAGACGAGGATGCGTTTGCGGTGCATATGGCCGGGTACCGCGATATGGATCTCTCTGAGTTGGTTGAGAACCTCCTCACGGACCAATGGCAGTTGACCAAGGTGCTTGATGCCAAAATGGTCAATGACACCATGGCCGAGCTTTCCCAAGTGATTGAGCAACTGTCGTAATATCTTTGAAATTTTAAACCTTATATAACCAAAACGCAATGTCCGGATCGCTGCTCCAACTGCTGTTGCGCGGTGAGGAAGATGGGAATATCATGTCGGAAGGCTTTGACGCTTACCGCCCATTTAGACAGGTTGTCAAACGCGCGGTTAGCTTTTCGACCCAGTGGGTCGACATCGATGCGGCATTACCATCCTCGAAGTTTTTCGGTGAGACGCTCCGCGTAACCATTCCACGCAAGGGAGATGTTTTGAGAGGGATCATGCTCGCCATCAAGGTGAAACGTGCCGCAGGAACGAGCCTGTTGCCCGGGATCCAATTGATTGAGGAGGCGACCATTTCATCTGGACGACAGACCCTCGAGACCGTGTCTTCCGAGTATACATTACTCAAACATTACTGCCAGGAAGACGCCGACGAAAAGACGACGACGGAACGACTCGCCTCGTTCCAGGATGGCGAGACGCAGGGTTTGATTAAGACCTTCTACGTGAAAATCCCCTTCTTTTTGGAGAAGACACCCATCCCGCTGATTGCCGTCCAGAACCAGAACCTCCAACTTGAAATCAAGTTCGGACAGGCGTCGTTGGCGCTCGACCCGACCTATCAGCCAAAACTCGAAGCTCTTCTTCTAGACTATGGCTACATCGACGATGCCGAACGGAGGTTTTATGCTCGAAATGAGCACAAGTTACTGATCGAGCGCCTTCAGATCCACGAGGAACCCGTCGTCATGCAGAAGAGTAACGTGTCGAAGATCTACACGGCGCAAAATGATGCACTCGGAGATTATGATTCGGTGGTCGGTGCGGGCGCTCTGGAGACAATCAACCTCGGGGACCGAATTGCCCTCGTGGATAACCCTGCATGGACAGGCAAGACGGAGATCTTTTACAATGTGGACAGTCCCGCGAACTACTCGCTCCAGGGAAGATTTCTCCTCTCACAGACAGGGAGTGTCGGTATTCGTTGGGCAACGTACTCGGATGGAGCTACAGACTATGGGTACACTTTGGACGTCGACGTGACCGGGGGCATTATGACAGTCACGTTGAAGCGCGATGGGACGACCATCGCATACTTTACGGATGACGAGGTCTATTCCGATGTCCGCACGACAGTGACGGGCGACTCGAGCCCATCGACTGATCTGACATCGCTCTTCGCCATAGGCGAAGCATGGTTGGTGTTTGATATCTCTCACAACCTGGAATCCACCAGCGGGATCAGTTTATCATTGACCGCAGAGGGGTACGTTTCTGGGGGGTACCTGGCAGACATTGCCGCGGTCAGTTCAACGTCATGGACGTATACGTTCGTGGAAGGTTACTCGGCTGTAGACACGATCGATAAGTCCACGACGTACAGCTTCTATGCTGATTCCGAGTACGACTGCCTTTTCATGGACACGACATTGTCTGTGCAAAAGGTGCTCGTCGTACCCGTTTCCAACAATCTGAACACCGTTCAAACCAGACTGACCTTCCGCGGGCCGATCCGATACCTTCTATGGTGCTACACGAGATCGGGAACTGGACAATTCGGAATATTCAACACGAGTGGGACCGCAACGAACACGCTCGAGCGTCACAACGTCCTCCACTCTGCCCGCTTGCTATTGAACGGGCAAGACAAGACCGGGACGATGTCCAATACATTCTTCAACCAGGTTGAGACCGCCCGGGTGTTCAAGAAACCTGTCCCCGGCGGCGTGTACTGCATCTCGTTTGCACTCGACCCTCTCGTCACGCAACCCAATGGATC